GTCGGACGATCGTGTTGGCTGGCGCGTCTATTACTGCCTCGCCGACGGTCGCCACTGGTACCTCGCGACGATCGAGCAGACCGCGCAGGGAACCGCCATCGTGTTCGCCGCCGGCAGCGGCAACGAACTCGGCGTCAACCAGCGTCTGGCCGAGGAGTCGGGCGACGTCACGGCGCGTGAGATCCACGACGCCGAGCACTTCTACGTCTTCGCGGTCTCGCCGGACGGCACTCACCGCTCGCTGGTGCATGAGTTCGCCAACGACCGCTACACGCCCGCGAGCGGCAACACCGGCCCACCGTGGAAGCTCGACGGCTACGGCTGGCCGGTCAAGGACAAGCAGCACCGTGGAATCTTCCGCCGCACGATGGACTTTCCGCCGGACTACGAAGCTGGCGGCACGCCACCGCCTCCGCCCGACGACGAGCCGGACGATCCACCCGATCCGCCGGACCCCGGCGACGAGCCCGACTCCCTGATCGAGATCGTGCGCGAGGAGCGCGCCCGCTACGACACGCCGATGAGGGAACCGGAGATGGGCGTGCTCCTCAACGCGGTCGCGTGGCAGGCTCGCGTGGACGGCTGGGGGCTCGCCCACAAGCCGACGGGGGCGCACACGCTTCAGCCGCGCACCGGCATCCGCGTCTCGCGCGACCTGCTGATCCACCGCGCCACGCGACGCACCTACGACGTGCTGGCCAATGTCGAGGGTGACGCGAAGAAGGGACCGCAGGCGGCGCCGACATGGAATTACGTCGAGACTGGCATCCTCGATTGGGTCGCGCCGGTCGAGCCCGATGGTGTTGAGCCCGACCCCGACCCCGAGCCCGAGCCGGCGCCTCAGATCACGTACCTGTCCTACCCCGCCGAGGTGGCCGCCGGCGAGCGCTTCGAGATCTCCTGGGAGACGGAGCACGCGGAGCACGTCGAGCTGCTCAACGATGATGGGTACTCACGCATCGTCGTGCTCAACGGCAGCGTCGTGCGCTCCATCGCACAGACGACGGAGTGGACGATCCGCGCCGTCCGGGGCGCGCTCGTCGCCGAGGATGGCTTCATCGTCCGCGTGCGCCAGCCCGCACCACCGCCCCCGCCGCCGGACCCTCCGCCACCGCCCCCGCCGGAACCCGACCCGCCTCCGCCTCCGCCGCGGTCATGGTGGGACATCCTGAGAGACCTGATACGCCAGCTCACCGGAGGTGGATCATGAACGACACAATGGAATGCCGGGGCGTGCGCTTGCAGCGATGGGCGAACCGGATCCTCATGCGCCTCGGGCTGTGCCCGCGGTGCTGTTTTGCTCGGCGTCGTAGGCCGGGGTGCTGGATCTGCGACGGCACCGGGAGATACACGCCGTGACGCCCTTCCTGTCCATCGCGGTCGCCGCCATGACGCTGGTTTCGCGCCTGATCGAGCTCAGGCTGGCCCAGTACGAAGCTGTACCGGAGCTGCGCGAGCAGGACGCCGACAACGCGTTGATCTGGAGCACGTGGGGCGGCCGGCTGCTGGTGCTGCTGGAACGCCTGTCGCGCGAGCTCGGGCTTGAGGAGCCACCCGGATGAGGGAGGCCCTGTACATGCTCGGCGTCGCCCTGGGGGCCACTTGGTGGTACGCCCAGCGTCGCCTGGCCTTGCTGCTGCTCGATGTGGGCGCGGAATGGGAGAGATTGACACGATGAGCCGACACGACGAACTGACAGTCCGCGGCAAGCGCATCCGCGCCTACAACGTCGCCGCACCGTTCGTGCAGGGCGATGCCCGCGACGACATGGCCCGCACCATGTACAAGCGCTGCGGCATCCGCATCGACGACATCATGCTGCTGGCGACGCTGCGCCGGCGCCCCGGCAAGGCGTACGTCGAGGCACTCGTGGCGACGCCCGGCCGCTTCGGCGTGGGGATGACGCTGCCGGACATCGGCACCGACATCGAGCATGTGGAGTACCTCTGGAAGCTGACCTTCTCGTCGCCGCATCGCTTCACCGAGAGGCGGCTGCAGACGTGCGAAGCCTTGGCCCGCTACGTGCTCAACGACGACGAGCTGGATTCGGTCTCTGAGCCGTCCGATCATTCCGACCTGTTCGCGGTGTTCAACGTGTACTGCCTGTTCCTCCCGGTACCGGCGGTTGACGGCTATCTGGCCGCGGCGCTGCCGGGCAAGGACGAGGCGACGTACACGCGTGAGGAGGTCGACGGGGAGCGCAAGGTGCTGGTGGCCGGACCGAGCGGGCCGCAGTAGGGGCCGATTTGGGCTGTAATTGCCCCGTCATGCCACGCGGAGGCCCTGACCCGCATCCTGACAACTCCCTGGGGGATCGGCGGGCCTCTACGGGCGTATTCGATAGGGGGCTTGACAGGACGCAGCGGGGCAGGGCAAGATCCCGGCCATGTGGGCGACGAATAGAAGTGCAATCACGACTGGTACACCGTTCGTCGCCCACACGACTACGGTTCGGCCCCGGAGGCTTCGGCTTCCGGGGCCTTTTCTTTGCCTTACGCTGCTGCGGCGTCCGGGCCGCTTGCTGGCAAGTCCGCACCGCCCCGCTACTTGGTGCGCACGCCGCAGCAGCTCCCAGCCCTGCGTCTACCCCTCTTTACGGCGACAGCCTGGGGAGCAGGGCATTTTGCCGCAGTAACCAGGGTAGGTTCCTGTACTCCGTAGCAGCCTGACTGACTGCCGAAACTGGTACGTAACAGAGGTAGGCATAGCGGAGAGGGAACACGTTGGGGGGAATGGAGAGAGGGCTACCCCCAGCCCGGTGAACCGGAGATCCATAAAGCCCGAGCTCCCGGAACAGGTGGCTACATCTGTAGCGGTCTCGTTCAGCGGGCGCGCTTCTTCACCTCCCGCGCCAGCTCCACGAGTTCGGAGACGGTAATCCCCATCGCCCTGCGCAGCTGGTCGATTCGGTCGAGCCGTTCGAGTCGTTCCAGCTCGGCGAGCGGCAACGCCGTCGCTACCGCCTCCACACGGAAAGAGGAATATCACAGTAACGGAGGGACTTTCAAGCTTCAGCTTGACAACTTCCGGGGAACCCTGTATGATTCTCGCCATGAGCAAAACGACTGCACCGCGCACACTGGCATGGTCGGGCGAGGTTCTGCGGGAGCTGCGGGATGCACGCGGCTGGACGCAATCGCGCCTGCGCGACGAGATGATGGCTGCCGGCGGTGGGCCGTCTCACCCGAACCAGATTTCGGACTGGGAGGCAGGGATGCAGCCTGCGGCCCGTTTCCTGGCGGTGCTGTGCGGTCTGTTCGATGTGTCGCCGGCCCGCTTTTACAGCGACGGAGGATAGAGATTCACCGTGCGAGCGCGAACGACAGCGGTTACCGGGAGCACGGAGGCGAGCGGGCGGCGAACGGACCGCCGTCCAAGAAACCGGAAAGTTTCCATAAGAATCAGTCTGTATATCGCCTCTGCCGATACGCCTAAGCACAAGTTGTCATTCCTGGGCAAGCAGCAGAAGCGAATCGAGGCGAACGGATTGATCGGCGCCCGTGGCTCCACACCGGCGGACTCAGCCCCCGCTGCCCGCCGCAGCCTGCGGGCGCCGATTTGTTCCAACGGGGGCGGCGGCGAGGAGGAGGAGCATGCGACAGCAAGCAAAAAATGAGGCGCCCGCGAATCCTGAAACCCACGGGCGCCCCAGCTTGGTCGGGCGAGGAGGAGATCGGGAGATCGACCCTCTCGGCGACGAGCAGAGGGTAGCAGTGTGGTGTGTCGTCGGCAATCACGACGCGCACCCCGACGCCTGCCTGCGGGGTCCGGATGGCTCGTATGCCTGCCGGGGCTGCATGGAGGCCGATCCCTGGACCCACCTGGCGGGGATCTGACCGATGAGCGACTGGCGTGAACGGCTGGCGGAAAGTGCGCGCCCGCCAAAAGGAGAACGAGAGCATGAGCGACAAGATCGAGACCACTGACGAGATTTCCGAAACCACCGATCCCGCGGAGATCGAGACGGGGGAGTGGGAGCTGGATGGCGAGATCGGTCCCCTCGACGACGACAGCCCCGAGTTGCTGGCCCCCGAACAGCAGCCCACGCGGGTGGATGTCGTGCCGCTGGGGTGGGGCGTGCGCGTTGACGGCGAGCTGGAAGTGGCAGACCTGACCAAGACCGAGGCCAGCAGGCACGCCAAGAAGCTCGCCAAGGCCCGCCGGCCGGCCGAGGTCACCTTCTACGCCGCGAACGGCCTGGACTGGCTGCGCAAGGAACAGATCCGATGAGCGAGATCCTGACGCACTCCCGGCTCGCCTGCTTTCGCACCTGTCCGCGCAAACACTGGATGCAGTACGAGCTCGGCATCCGGCCCGACACGGACAGCTTCGCCCTCCGTGTTGGCAGTGCCTTTCACGCCGCGCTCGACATGTTCGAGAAGGGCATCCAGCCCGACGAGACGCTGCAACGTGCGCTTGAGGACCCCTACGACCTGGCCTTGGTGGCCGCGATGGTCTACGGGCACATGGAACGCTGGAACGGCGAGCAGCTTGAGGTGGTCGCGACGGAGCTGCAATTCGACATGCCCCTGCGCAACCCGGAGACGGGAGCGCCGACGCAGACCTGGCGCATGGCCGGCGTAATCGACCGCATCGTTACGCTGCCTGATGGGCGGCTCGCCCTGATGGAGCACAAAACGACCTCGCGCGACTTCTCGCCGGGTGCTGACTACTGGGTCCGGCTGCACATGGACATGCAGCTTTCCATCTACGTGATCGCCGCTCGTGAGCTGGGCTACGACATCGCGACGATCCTGTACGACGTGACCCGCCGGCCGCAGTTGCGCCCGCTCAAGGCGACCCCCGAGGAGAAGCGCAAATACAAGGCCACCGGGGAGCTGTACGCGAACCTGCGGGATCGCGACGAGACGCCTGAAGAATTTGCGGCGCGCGTCGGCGGCGATATCGAATCGCGCCCGGACGACTACTTCGCACGCATCGAGATCGCGCGGCTGGATCAAGACCTTGAGGAGTGTGCCGCGGAACTGTGGGCCCAACAGCGCGCGCTGCGTGAGGCGCAGCTGGCGAACCGATGGTACCGCGACCCCGGTGCCTGTTTCTCGCCCTATCCGTGCGCATACCTGCCGATTTGCCAGAATCGCGACCTCGAAGAAGTCACGCCAACAGGGTTCATCCGAAGTGCACAACAGCACCCGGAGCTCGCCACGCAGGGGGGCTAGCCCCTGCATGCCCTGCCGGGGCTAGCCGGCAAGTGGAGGACTGAGATGGCAACAGCGACAGCAAAACTTCCGCCCCCGCCCAAGGCGAACGGGGCACCCAAGGGCGCCGCGCCGAAGGCCGACAGGCCGTTCGCGGTCACGTCCGGACTGGTGTCCGGGCCGCAGAGGATCGTGCTGTACGGTCCCGGCGGCATCGGCAAGTCCACGTTGTCGGGGCAAGCCCCCGGCGCCGTGGTGATCGACCTGGAAAGCGGTACCCGCGAGATCGACCTTCAGCGCATCGAAGGCATCGAGACGTTTTCGGAGTTGCGGGCGTGCCTGCGCTCCGACGCGCTGGAAGGGTTCGGCACGGTGGTGCTCGACACGGCGACGAAGGTCGAGGAGCTGGCGGTGGCGCATACGCTGGCCAGCGTGCTGCACGACAAGGGCCACCACGTCGACAACCTCGAAGGCTACGGGTTCGGCAAGGGCTACATGTACGTGTACGACACGTTCATGTTGCTGCTACAGGATGTCGACTACAACGTGCGGCAGGGTCGCAACGTGATCCTGGTGGCGCACGAGTGTGTCGACAACGTGCCGAATCCGACCGGCGACGACTGGATCCGGTTCGAGCCGCAATTGCAGTCGCCTCGGAGCGGCAAGGCCAGCATTCGCAACCGCGTCATCCAGTGGGCCGACCACGTGCTGTTTGTGGGCTACGACGTGGTGACGAGTGACGGCAAGGGCAAGGGCGGCGGTACCCGCACCATCTACCCTGCCGAGCGGCCGACGCACCGGGCGAAGTCGCGCACGCTGCCGCCGGACCCGCTGGTGTTCCAGAACGCTGCCGACACTTCGATTTGGCAGCTCATCTTCGGAGGTGGGCAATGAGCAGGGCGCTGGATCGAGAAGGCATCTTCAAGGCCGTCCCGTTCAAGTGGGATGTGCAGAAGGCGCAGTCTGGTGCGGTGGCTGTGTCGATGGGATTCGAGATCAAGGCACAGCTCGACGGGTCCGAGTGGATCGACTGGTCGGAGTACGACGCTCACCACGTCTACGGCTCCTGGTGGGTCGTGAAGCGAGACGGATCGGTCAATCAGCCGGCGGTCGAGCAGCTGGCGTCTTGCCTCGGCTGGACAGGCAGGTTGTCGGACGTGGGCGGCGACGCCCCCGAGATCGTGGTGCAGATCACGGTGAAGGAAGAGACGTTCGAGGGCAAGACGCGCATCAAGGCGACCTGGATGAACCCCGAGGACTACGTGCCGGAGGGGATCGGTGCGAGCGACGATGAGGTGCGGGAGATCGAAGCGCGCTTCGGATCGTTGCTGCGTGCTGCGGCGTCGGGTGCGGCGAAGGCCAAGCCGAAGGAGCCGCCCCCGCCGCAGGAAGGGCCACCGCCCTTGTCCGACGACGACATTCCTTTCTGATCGACTGGGAGGAGAGAACCGTCAATGACCATCACCATCCCCGGCGAGGTCGCGTGATCGTCCTCTGCATCGACCCAGACCCGAACGGCGGCACGTGGGTCGAGCTGCGTGACAACGGAGAAGTGCTGTACCACGAGCGCAATGCCACGGTCGAATCGCTCGCTCGCCTCATGCTTGCGCGTGAGTTCAATGTGATCGAGGACGTTCAGGCGATGGGGATGCCGGTCGGCCGGAGCATCTTCGAGACGGTCAAGAACATCGGGTATTTGAAGGCCTATGCTGCGGTCTACAAAACCAACTTCGACGACACGCTGACCCGCCCGGCGATCAAGACGGCACTCTGCGGCTCGGCGCGGGCCAAGGACGGCAACGTCCGGCAGGCGATCATCGACCTGTACCCGGCCACGGGCGGCGGCAAGACGCCGCAGATTGGCACGAAGGCGCAGCCGGGACCGCTGTATGGAATCGCTGCTGATGAATGGGCGGCACTTGCCTTGGGCCTGGTGTTTCTTTCCAAACAAGGTCTCGGGCCGCTGGCAAAGCGGGATCGACCATGAACGACGTACAACCCGGAGGAAAAGCATGAGCAAGGTTGAGAGGATGCCGTACATCGTCTGCTGTGGCACCAATGGCCGGTGTGTGGTGTACGGGTACAGTGAGACCGAGCCCGAACAGGCGCAACCGGCACGACTGCACGACGCCCGCATGATAGTGAGATGGACGGAGAATGGCCTGCTGGGTGTGGCCGCAGAGGGTCCGCGGGACGGCTCGCGTATCACGTCGGCTGTGGCTACCACAGTGACCTCGCCCGTAACGGAGTGGTTGGCGGTGTCGGCCGAAGCTGCCGAGAGGATCGACGCATGGCCGGCGCTGTAATCACCGGCTCCGGCTACGGCTACGGCTACGGCTACGGCTACGGCGACGGCTACGGCGACGGCGACGGCTACGGCTA